CCTTCAACTTCTACTGGATGTGTTCTTTCCCTGTGTAAAGACATTCCCTGTTATCCCTAGTCTTCTATCGTTATTGTTTCTATTGTATATCCCGCTGCTTCTAAAGATGTCTTCTCAGCAAGGGAAACTTCATATTTACTTCCACCTAGGTAGTAGGCTTGGGCTGCATTTAATTCATCAATGTATGGATAACGTGCCTCACGATAAACGCCATTCTCCTTAAGTACTGATACACCACGTTTTAACTTCATGCGATAGTGTAGCCTATTGTACCCTGCTGGACCTTCCATAACATATGGTGTTTCGAAGTAATATTTATAAGTTGGCATTTGTTCTCCTTAGTAGTTTTACAGATAGGGCTAGAGTTGCCCCTAGCCCCATCTATCTAATTACTTAGATTAAGCCGCTGGACGAACTGCTGATGCAGTCTGAATACGCCATAGAGCGTCTGGACGGTATAGGTTCCAACCTAATACTCCGTACCAGCCGATAGGGCGTAGACGCATCAACTTGTCGGTCACTGGACCAATTACAGTGTGTGGCTCTTCAGCAACAGCCTCTGCTAGTGCTTGTTGACCCATGATAAATGTGTCGTACACACGAGTTTGTGTTGTGCCTGAACCTGCGCCTGCTTGTGAGTTAGGTAGACGTGGAGACTCGATGAAAGCAACGCCTTCAAAAGTTCCAATCTCGCCTGCGTAAATGCCTGCTGGGTTTACGTACTCTGCAGGTTGACGCCATGAAGCAGTTCCTGTTTCTGCACGAAGATCGTGTGAAACTTCTGGGTGGATGTATGAAGCAAATAGGCTTCCACGACGTGGAACTACGTTTGCTGCACGCATCTTCGCTACTACGTAGCGGATGTCTTTTGCCTTCAAGGTATCTGTTGCAGATACACCTGTTACGGCAGCAGTTGAGATTGCTCCAGCGATTTCGCGGATAACTTTTGTGCCACCTGCAAGAACTCCCTTGATAACTTCATCAAGAGAATCGTTCAAGTTGTAAGCAACAATGTTAGCAAGTGCTGGCTCTACATCTGCAAGTGAGAATAAATCTAACTTACGTGTTGAGATGATTGAGTTACCGTACTCGTTTAGAGTTACAGCAACAGTTGTTGTAGCAGGTACTGCTACTGCATCTACGTCAACTGTTTCAGTTAGTGTAGATGTCTTTACTGCCAAATCGTTGTAGATCTGGAATAGCACGCTTGAACCAGCGTGTGTTTGTGATACGGGCTTCTTATCAGCAACTTGACGGAATGATGGTACGGAACGAAGAGCAAACTCTACGAGACGATCATACGCCTGTGTTACAAGGTTAGCGCCGACCACTGTGCCTGCTTGCCCTGAAGGCAATGCAGCAGCGGTAAATAATGACATTTAGTCATATCCTTTCGGTTAGTGTGAAATTACTACGATTGTGAACCGTAGATTAGGTTTAGAATATCTTCGGCAGATTGAGCAGATTGGATTTTAATACCCATATCCTCAGCCTTGTCGGGGGATAAAGCCCCTGTTGTTACATTGTCCATTTGACGAATAGACGCTACATCTCGAGAATCTACTTCTTTCTTAGGTTGTACTTGAACACCGAATATTTCAGCGTTCTGTTCCAACCAAGATGAAATTGCTTCTTCCGAAGCATCTAGATCACTTGGAACGAAAGCGGCAACTTTTGGGTTTACGCCACGGGATGCAAATACATCCTTCAAAACCCGCTCTCTTTGGGATTTACTGAGTTCACCTAAAGTGGACTCCAGATCCTTGTTTCTCTTTTGCTCGACCTTTAAGGCCTTGCGTAGTTTCTTTACAAGGTCTGTATCTGAATCAAATGTTGCCATATTGACATCATCATCTTCTTCATCTTCATCCCAGTAGTTATCGCGGTTGTTGCTCATAGCAACTTCTCCCTTGTTAGTAGTTGGCGTACGCCTCATTAAAGATAGGGGCATCTATAATGGCTCGTACTATCGGTTTTATACACCGCATGGACCGATGGCTCCATGTCGGGAATCTAGTTAGTATTGTCCAGAGATTGGTGTAGTCCTTAGGGACTGACCAGTTAATCCAGACTGTCTTCTAAAGGACATTTGTTCTTGTTCAGATAAACGCTTGAATCGTTCTTTTTCAATTCCACGGAATTGCTCTTCTTCAAGTTCTGCTTGAATAGTAGATGTCTTTGCTGCATTTGCACCTTCATAGATACCAGATAGTTTCGTAGCAGGTGCTAGGGATGCTGCAATATTTTCGTATCCCTTAGATGCAAGTGCTGCAATTTCGTTCTCGCTTAAGCCCTTGGCTGTAAGTTCAGCGCCATACTTCTTAATGTTATCTGTATTAACTACGATACCAGTAGCAGCGTTAGAACGACGGACTGCTTCAATTGCAACGGCTGCAGTATTAACTCTCTGCTTCATTTGCTCTGTACCTATGGTTTGATCTAAGTAGAAGTCTGTAAGGTTCTGTGCTCCTGAGATGTAACCAAGATCAGTCAATGCCTTAATTCTATTAGGATCTGATGTAATAGCAAGCAGTCGAGCAGTATTAGCATTCTCATCAAATGCCTTAACGCTTACCTTGTTTGTTAAGTATGATTGAATATAATCATTACTTGTAAATTTAGTATCTAAAGCATATTTAGTGGCAGTAGCCTTATATCCTTCTACAGTCTGGAACAAGTCTTTAGCACTATAAGGATCTGTAACTTTATCATTAAAGAAACCATACTTAGCGTAGAATGGTGAGGTAATTGTTGTACCTGCTTTAGTCGTATAATCTTTGTTGTTTAGATAGATCTCGACAATACCCTCTTCGTCTAAACCCTCTTTTTGTAGAGCGGTTAAGAATGCCATAGAATCATCTACTAGTGTGGCTGGAAGCCCACGTCCCTTTAGTGTAGATTTAATAACCTGTAGGTTGGTTGTACCAGTTACTGGCTCTTGATAGGTAGGGTCTGGATCAGAAAAGGTTCTAGTTGAGCCATCTGACATTCTATCAGTTCTTGTACGATCTTTACCAATACCTGAGTATGAACTAGAAAGTACTGTAACAGTAACTACATTTCCTGAAGAGTCAAGTGTTACGCCAGAGTTTGCTGCAAAAGCAGCAAGATTTGATTGAATCTTTGGAAGATTTGTTTGCATAGTTCCAAGAATTTCAGAAATCTTTTTATAGTCTGCAGAAATCTGTGCTTGAGTCCTAGGTGCAGGAATAGGGGCAGGCTTAGGCTTAGGAGTAACAACAGGTGTTTGAGTAGTTACAGTAGTAGGTTTAACCGCTCTTGCTGCAGCAGCATTTTCTCTTTTGGTTTCTGAACTAATAGCCATTACTCTCCCAATGCTGTTGCAATTTTATCAGCCAAACTGGTAGCCTTATTAATGGCTCCAGAACTTACTGCGTATCTAGGATCTGATTCTGCTGCTGCTGACAATTCAATTTCATTCATCATACGATATACACCCTTTTCATCTTTGAAGTTAATAGCCTTCTTAATTAAAGGATCATCATAATTAACTGTTCTACCAAATAACTTAGTTAATGACTTAGCCAAAGGGGTTGTGTATGTAGAGATGTTTTCTCCAGCAGATAGTTCTTTCTCAAGACCTAACCACTGCTTTGATGCAATCTTACGACCTTGCTGTAAGAAGGTCTCTAATTGTTGAGTAGCGGTCTTATCATCAGATGATGAAAGAACATTCTTAATTACTCCAGTTACTGTTTCGAAGTCAGGTTCATCTAGGTAATTAGCAGCATAGGTGCCAACAATGGCATCATATAAACTCTTTGCTGTACCGCCAAGTTCTTCACTAGAAGTCATATCGTAATTCTTTACAAGGTATTCAGCCAAGAACTTCTGTTGTTCTTTCTCTGTAAAACCTTCATCCATAGTAGTAGTCTGTTGAGTAGTAACAGTTCCACTTGTATTGTAGGTTGTAATAGACTTACCCTTTTGACGCTTAGCCTCAGCGTTGTAAAGGTTCATGTAATTTTTAATTTGAGCATCAGAAGGGAAGGCGCCGAATGCTTGGTAGTAAGCATCTGATAGGCTAGCCTTGGCATCTGTAGGATCAATCAACTTAATAGATGTGGCTACCTGCTTGCTAAACTTAGCAGTACCGCCACCACCTTTATTTTTATATAATTCTTCTAGTACCTGTATAAATGGAATACCATTTTGAAGGGCAATTAAAGAAGCATCTTTTAAGGCTGCAGTATCTTTAACTCCAAATACACCTCTAGGGGTATCATCAGAGGACAAGTTGCTACCACGAAGTAAGGCTTGAATATAATCTAATTTATTCTGAAAACCGTCTTGAGAAGTATTGCGCCACTCTAATAGGTAGTTACCAATAGCCTTAGAATAAGCAGCAGGATCTGCATAAAGTCTGGACTTTAATTCAAATCCACCTTCTGCTTGTACCTGTTTTAATTGCTCTGCTTGAGACTGATACGTTGGTCCAGTATTAAATGACAATTTATTCCTCTACCTTCAGTAATGAAGCAAACACTCCGTAGTACATACGGGAGAATG